TAATCAGGTTTGTCATCTTCTAATTCTTTTGTTTTTTGAGAGGAATCTTTTGGTTTCTCTGCCATAACTGAAGTTTATTAGTCATACTATACATAAATATAGCCTAAATCAATGCCAGAGATATATGCAGCCTTAATAGGAGTTGGAGCTAGTGCTTTTGTCATGGTGTTATCTAACGTCAGCAACAGGCGAGATAGAGATATTGTTGAACTCTTTAATCGCATTAATAGACTAGAAAGAGCAGTAAGTAGAATAGAAGGTCAATCTGATATATCATAGAAATATATTTTAAAATTGTGTGTTTAAAGAACTAATTTGGGTAAAAGAAAAATCATTGTCACAAGATTTTTGTAATCAAGTTATTAATAAATTTGAAACTGATCCTTATAGAAAAGCAGGGGAAGTAGATCAAAACAACCCTAGAATTGATAAAG